AGCAGAATCGGGTCGATCCTCAACAATCTTCTCCCAAAGAGCCACAATTAGATCATTAATAAACGGATACTCCTGCTGCCTTGAACGTTCATAATCATATGGAATATCCTCAAGTATATGTGAGCGGACCATTACACCATCGACCAGTTCCTCAGATATCCCAGTACTCGTTTTTCCAGAGGGAACTGGCCCTTCTTCTGTTAATCGGGCATAGCCGATTTCGTTGAGTTCTTCCGCTGACCACTTCTCAAAAATTTGTTTTGGATGGGTAATCCCACTGTCCAATTTGATATCTTTCTGAATAAGAAACTCTTCTGCAACAGTATTGTCTGAGTTTAACTTCACAGCCTTCATCATTATTTTATTCTCCTATACCAGATCTGCCGAATATGTGACGCAAACATTCGAGCCATCTCGACAATAGTAGCCAATTATGTACTGACCAGCTTCACTTAAAGTACTGGCACAGTCTTCATCTGCATCGATTTCACTACCTAAACTAATCGTATGTCCTGAACCGTTTGACAAATAAATCATCCCACCTTGGCCACTTTCCTCATTGGTAAATTCCAAAGTGTCACTGCCACTGGGCGACCAGTTAAAATTATTTGCTGCATTCATATCAAATGAGCCATCGTTATCGGTTGTTGGTGTTCCTCTTTGAGAGCCAGTCCAAGCCTGATCATTAGCTAAAACACCAATCGCTGTTATATTAGCTCCATTTCCGTAAAATGCACTAGCACATACTTTACTACTTACATGTACATCTCCTTTAATAGTTACATTACCTCCTAGACATACATTACCTGCTACATCTAAAGTTCCTCCTATAGTTGTATTACCACTTACTCGTACTGTAGTTAAAAATCCAGCAGCACCGCTTACAGTAGCCGTACTTTTCATTACTACGGCAGCTTCTAAACTAGTAGCTCCACTTACTCTAACTGTTCCCAGAAAACCAGCAGCACCTGAAACTGTAGCTGTACTAAGTAAATTAGTAGCACCACCAACACTTAAAGCTCCTGCAATACTAACAGCTCCTCCAATAGTAACAGTATCAGCAAAATTAGCTACACCTCCAACACTTAAAGTAGAAGCAAGACTTACTGCACCTCCAACAGTAACTGTACCTAATAAATTAGTATTACCACTTACAGATACATCATCCTTAAATGTACCAATACCAACAACTGTTACAGTGCTTGCTAAATTTGTAGCTCCTCCTACACTCAATGTAGAAGCTAAACTAACTGCACCACCAATAGTGACTGTTCCTAATAAATTAGTATTACCACTTACAGAGACATCATCTTTAAATGTCCCTATTCCTACTATAGTAACAGTACTAGCAAAATTAGCAGCCCCTCCTACACTTAGAGTAGAAGCTAAACTAACTGCACCTCCAACAGTTACTGTACCTCCAAGTCTGGTATTTCCACTTACAGATACATCTGTTTTAAATGTAGCATTACCTGAAACAGTTACAGTGCTATTAAATAAAGCAGCACCAATAGCAGTAACTGTACCTCCTACAAAGAGATTTCCACCTACAGTTGCATTACCAACAGATATATTCCCAGTAATATCTATAGGAACATTTGTTAAATTAGCTCCATCTCCATAAAAAGCAGAAGCACATACTTTACTACTAACATGTACATCTCCTTTAACAGTTACATTAGCTCCTAAACTTACATTTCCTACAACACCAAAAGTACCACCTACACCTAAATTGGCTGTCATAGTAGTATTTCCTACTATTGTAACAGTTCCACCAACATATAAATTTGTACCTATGGAAACATCTCCACTAACAGAAACATCACCATCAAAGTTAGCATTACCTGTTATCTGTGCTGTCCCTCCAATAGAGGTATTACCAGCTACATCTAGAGTAGAAGCAAGAGAAGTAGCTCCACTTACTCTGACTGTTCCTAAAAATCCTGTAGCACCAGAAACTGTAGCTGTACTTAATAGATTTACAGCACCACCTATACTTACAGCACCACCTATTGAAGCAGCACCAGCGATTGTAGCTGTTCCTGTAATATTTACATTACCACTTACTGAGACATTGTCCTGAAATGTAGCTGCTCCTATAACATTGAAAGGACCAGATACAGAAACACTTCCTCCTGCATGTATAAAACCAGATACAGAAATATTTGTAGTAACACCTAATTCTGCTTCTACATTACTTAGATTAGAACCATCTCCATAAAAGTAAGCAGCCGTTACATTTCCAACAACATTAGTATTACCACTGATAGACACATCTGTTAAAAAGCTTGCAACCCCTGTTACCTTGAGAGTACTTCCTATAGAAGCTGCTGAAGCTACATCCAAATTTCCACTTATAGAAACAGCATCATTAAATTCTGTCTTAGAATTAAAAGTCCCTGCACCTGTTGCTACAAATGTACCTCCTACTGAAACATTCTCATTTACATTTAATTCTCCACTAACAGACACATCACCATCAAATACTACATTTCCAGTACCTGTAAGTGTTCCTCCAATGGAAGCATTACCAGCCACATCTAATGTAGAAGCCAGACTTGTAGCTCCTGCCACAGTTAATGTACTTCCCAGATTAACAGCACCGCTTACTGTAACACTAGACTTATAAACAGCGGCCCCTACTACAGATAAAGTTCCACCAACTATAACATTACTAACTGATATATTACCGCCTATTGTAGCTGTAATTCCAGTAATATTAGAACCATCTCCATAATATGCAGAAGCACAGACCTTATTCTTTACTAACAAGCCTCCACTTACACTAATATTTCCTGTTGCTCCTATATTTCCAGAAACTATAACTCCACCAGTTCCCACATTAAGAGCAGTTCCTGTACCATCTCCTGTCTGAACACTGGTAATAGAAGAAGTTACTCCACTATTAGTCGTACTAGAATTAATTAATAATAGTTGCTTATAAGTACCTGATATTAATTTTCCTGTTAAATCTGTCATATTCCATCCCAACTTTTATTAGCATCATCATACTTAGTTGTATGTGTTGTTTCTACCAGAGTTGTGGGATTAACAGTTATCCATGTAGCTGTTTCATCCCATGTTATACCTCTTCCTCCTGTATCAGGCCGTGGATTTCTAATAGCAGGATCATCTTTTACATTAGGTACTTTATTCTGAGGATTATTTTTTAAATCATATTGTCCTTCAAAATCTTCTGGGCATACTAGTAATCCATAGCTATTCATCCTCATAACTCTATATGGATATACAAATCCACAAGTATCACATTGAGCTAATGCATTTTTATGAGTAGCCATAGAACGAAGTTCCTCTTAATTATAAAACGTCAGTCTAGGTAATAGATACAGACTAGCTCGTTCCCTATCTTCTTCCATTGCCCTTGTCAATATTTCCTCATAATTTGTTTTTAACATTGCAATACGTTCTGGTGCTACTAATGGCCTTTTCATTGACATATAATAAGATAAACCACAAGTCAAAGCAGGTAAAAATCTTTTAGGTGTATCTGCATTCTGTATTGCAGATTTATTCACATCCTCTAAGTCACTTACTATTTCTATCTTTAATATATCTGTAGAATTTTCTGGTATAGGCCATACAGACATTACAGGATTATCTCTTCCCCTTCTAATACTATATTGAGAAGGTCTTCCTGTTTGTGTCTTAGCAGGTATAATTAAATATTGTTCAGGAGTAATTCTGGTAAGTTGAATATCCGTATTATCTCGATTAATTACAACTTCCAGAGCATTAATTGTAGAACTACTAAGATCATAAGAAGTTGTAGAAGCAACAACTGTTACAGCCGTTGTACTTGTAGACCAGAGAAGTATCCCTCTATTCTGCCAATCTTTAAGCATAAGATTAATAGAACGTCTAGCAGAAGCTGGTTCATGACCCAGAGTATCTTCTCCTCCAATCATTTCCATAGCTTCTTGAATGACTTCATCTATATCCAGATTAAAATTATATGTGCCAGATACTGCCATATTATTTACTCACTTCTTCAACTCTTCCCATAGCTTTTTTAATATAATTAGAAAAAGTATTATCAAAGATATATGGAATAATCCCATGTATAATCATTACCAAACATATTCCAAATGCTCTGATACTCTCACACCATGAAAATTTTAAATGATTAAAATAATTTAGATTGACATCTTTAGGATGTTTGAAATTAAAGATTTTCATGGTCCTACTGCTTGATGATCATTACAACATTCACATAGATTTTCTATTCTACATATACAAGGATCACAGGTACAATGTGAATTACTACATTCTTCATTATTACACATTTTTTTCTCCTTTACCAATCTGGAATAGTACATTTTCCACAACGACAATATTTACAAACCTCTATTTGTTCTATTTCAGCATATCCTGTAATATCTTTTATCAACGGTATACCACAATGAGAATCGTATCCACAATTCTTACAGGTTATCATTTCTTTTTCTTTTACAACTTACTACCATAGGTATATTTAAATTTTTTATACAAATAACCATCTTGTTGATTAGTCATAGCTTCCCAGTATTCTGAAAAAGTTTTATAATCTTCTTGACTAGGTTTAAGAAAACTATAATCTATCTTGGTATAGTCGTTAAATTTTTCTTTAGTCATATAAATTCGCTATATAGGCTGTTCCTATTTGACCGCCATGTTTACGATTAACAGTACCGCCTTTCTTCTTACCAACTTTACCACCACCTTTCACATACCGTTTACGTTTAGCTTCAGACATTGTACCAGCCCTTGCCATCTCTGCTGGAGAAAGTCCTATTCTACTCATTCTACCTCCAGTCTGTTTTTTAGAAACTCTTTTTGCTTTTCTTGCTTGAGTTTCTTTATGAAGCTTTGCCATTTCTGATTTAGACATTCCTTTATAAGGATCTTTTCCTCGTCCAAAGAAAGGTAATTTAATATTTTGTCCTATTCGTATTAAATTCGCATTCTTGATACTAGGATTAGCTTTCATAATAGCTTTTATAGTTGTTCCATATTTTTTAGCAATACTAGAAAGATTCTGTCCTGATGTAACTTTATGAGATTTAGGACGTTTCATTTCCTTATATGCAACATATGCAGGTGGACCTAACCATGCAGGACTTGTTATTGCCATACCTTTAGCAATTTTACCCATTTTACCTTTTTTAACAGGAGGAGTTGTTACAGGAATTTTAGGACGACCCTTTGTCTTTGTTGCAACAACAGGTTTCTTTCTCTTTGTTCCTGTAGCATCAACCTTCCTTTGAGAAGGAGGTTTTCCCATATCCTCTAATGTTTCTTTAACTTTAGGTGTATCATAAGATGTAAAATCTTTAGGTTTACCATTTGTTTTAACTTTAGGTTTACCTTTTTTAGTTGTATCTACTGCTGCATCAATAAAAGCTGATACACCTTTTTTAGTTCCTTTTCCTTTTGCTGACATAATTAAGCCTCCCCGTAAGTACTGTCTTTATCAGACGTTTCTATTTTAAATGCTTTGCCTTGCTGATAGTCTTCATCAACAACGACATCCTGTGGAGGACCTACTACTGATGGTCCTTTTCTGGCAGCACCAAATCCCTGTCCGGTTGGCTTGCCAAGTATCTCATCCAGATCAGGTGGACGTTTCAATAATGTATGTGGTCCTAAGCCCATTTTAACTTCTCCTTCTCATTCTTCTAAAAGTCTTTGCTAAATTAGCCCTACGTCTAGTGGTAGGATTACTACTCTTGGATGCTTTGTTTAATTGAGCCATTGTAATCTTCTTACCTTTTTTAACTCCCAACTGTTTTCTCAAAGCACCTTTTTTTATATTGGCTTTTTGTATCCATTTACCATCCTTCTTCTTCTTGAGTCTACCGCCTCTTTTCAATCCCGGTTTCATAATCTGTTGCCTTATGCTGGCTCTGTTAACCATTTTTGTATCCTTTAGCTACTAATTCAGAACCAGACTTATCAATACGTGTCATAGCTCTTGCATATTTTCTTCGCCGTTGTTTACTTTTACTTAGTTTTCTTTTTTTCTCTGCTGGTGCTTTCTTTTGTACTTCTCGATATCTTTCTCCTAAAGCAGCCCATCCTCGTTTTCCTAAAACAGGAACAGCATTCATAAGAGCTTTCTGATATTCTGATATTGTTTTAAATCGTTGCGTCCCATCAGGTAATTTATGTCTTTTCCAATCATCACTACCAGATATTCGAGGAAAAAGAGGAGCAAGTTCTGGAATAACTGATCCAGCAGTAACTCCTCCAGCAAGTATACCTGGTACTAGCCCTCCAAAAGGTAATCCTCTTGCTGCTCCTTTAAGAATTTTTGGCCCAACTTTTTGTCCTATGTTTTTTAAAACATTTGCTCCTACATATGCACCAGCAGCTTCTGCACCTAGTTGTGTTGTCAAAGGAGTACCTTCAGGCCAAGGATCAATATGTCTAGTTGCATAACCACCGCCACCACCTAATAAAGCACTTGTTAGTCCTCCAACAGCTTTTCCACCTTTGCGGCGAACTATCTTCTTGGACTTCTTTGGCTTATATGTCTTAATCGTATCCTGCATCTACTACCTGACCGCCTGACATTTTATAGGTAATCTTACCGCCATGTTTTTTAGCTGTTACACCTACATGTTTAGGAAAAGTTGCTGACATACCTGTAACAGAAGATGTCTTAGATTTTTTATTTTTCGTTTTATTCTTATTTTGTAAAGCTTTTATTCTAGCTCTATTTTGAGCAGCAGTTATAGTTGATTTATGAGGTCTTATTATATTTTCTATAACATCATTATCTAAACCAGCCTTTTTTAATGTTGTTTCTAAAGGCTCTCCTGTTTTTGCTTCAATCCGATCACGTAACTCACCTCTTTTTTTAGGTACATTACCAATATTAGGATCATCTGGAAGTGGTTTTTGCATATTCTTCTTCTTAGATATACCTAATGCTTTATCAATAAAAGCTGATACACCTTTTTTAGTTCCTTTTCTTTTTGCTGACATTAACTTGCTCCCTGTGTTATGGTATCGGGACCACCGGCAGGAGAAGCAGCAACTGCCATATCATCCTGTCTAGTCCTTCTAGCCTGATTACGTAATGCTGCTATAGCTGTTTGATACTGTGTCTGCCAGACCGGAAGGGTATTCCAATCCTTCATAAACATGGTAGCTTCTTGCATACATCCTGCAAAAAGAGCATCATAACAATAGTCACTAAAATAATTTTGAGTTGTTGCACTTGTACCTGTAGCTGAAGCTAAAGGTAAAGGTCTAGAAACTGTTTGAACCTCTCCTGATAAAGTAGAAGCAGGAGTGGGTACGACATAGATAGAAGTATTATTTTTTCTAGCATAATATCTGGGTGTCCCTACTGAAGAACTGACATAAGGCCAGTAATCTATAGCATATTCATAAGTACGTTTAAGAAGGCTTGTCTTAAGACTGGACGCACTGGTTGTATAGTTCACATTACGAACAATATGAACTCTATCATTTAAACTAACAACAGGATTACTTACAGTAAAAGTAATACTGGTATATTCGTTTAACCCAACATCATCCAGATCTTTAAGTAAGCGTAACTCTGTACGATCTACAAAGAATGAAATTGCACTGGCAAATTCGGTAGAATCGTTTTCAGAAGTTTGAATAATATCCGTTTTAAGATATGAATATGCAACCATGTTAACCTACATATAGTGTAATTGTAGGTGCCATCGTTCCTGTTCCAGATGTTGCAACACTTAGAATACCAATAACACCAACTCCCATATCACCTATATATTGATCACTAGAATCAGTTGCTCCTACACGATACCGAATAGCTGTTCCTTTAGCTGATCTATTTGTAATCTGCTTTGTTCCTGAAATAACAATTTCACCTGCAAGAGTTGAATAGGTATGTATAGCAAGAACACGAGTTGTTGTTGGAGTGGGACTAGCGCCACCACCTTCGTCTCCTAAAGTAGTATTAACATCAATATAACGGAATCCTGTTATAATTGCTCCATCACTACTTACATTTTGTGCTACTTTAACATTTGTAGTCATGATTTCTCCTTAGAAAGGAGGAGAGCAGCCGAAACCACTCTCCTATAGTAAGATTGATATTAAGAACCTTGACTACCAAACCAGCCTCTCCAATCAGAGACACCGAAACTATACCGTTCCCTTGCCTTGAATCGAAGATTGCCAGTATCAAAATCAGGTTCCATCTTGGTTTGAAGAGGAGTACGAACAAACATTTTTGTTCCATTCGGTACATCCGTTTTAACAAACCAAGAAGTCGTATCAGTAAACCTTCGATTGATATGATAGCCTTCAGGTAACATACCCATATGACGAGTAGCATTGATTGCATTCGTATTTGGATTAGCAGCAGCAGCACTCGTTTGAGTATTACCAGGACTAGATAAAATACGATCTGCAATTGCCCAAGAGTCAACAGGGATATGCATCGAAACAGCACTGGCACCAATTAAAATACCACGATCATCTTTGATCTTTTGTATACTGGTAAGTGCAGTTTCAAGAGTTGCTTCTGATAAGTCGGAAGCAGCCAGTACGTTGGACTGATTCCCATCAGAAATGGTTGGGTGCGTTGAAGCAAAGAAAGCTACACTATCACCAATAACATCGGTAAAACCATTGTTAAAAATGTTAGCAGCTTTTACCTGTTTCGTATTAGCCATTGCACGGGCAAGACCTTTGGCACGTAGTTTAGCAAAGGTATCATAAAGATTATCTTCCATTGCCTCTTCCGTAATTGCAAAAGCCAAAGCTACAGTCTCAGCCGTATAACGGGCTGTATAGCTTTCCGTTGCATCGTCATACGATACAGCAGCACCTTCTCCCTTGGTTGGGGCTGACCCAAAACCAGTGAAAAGGACTTCTTCTTCAAAAGCACGATCTGAGTTTTCAATTTCAAAAAGAGGTTCTAACTCATTATTCACCTCTCCATACTCCATTCCGAATATAGCATTTAGGCCCGGAAGGAGTTCTTTTGATATACTAGCTCTATTTATAGCCATGATAAATCCCTCCTATTAAGCCGTTGATGCCGTAGCCGTCACGTATCGGTCACGGTGAGTATTTAACCAGACCTCTACAATGGGATACGCATCGTCATTACCTTCGTCAGCAAACTTAGCACGTCCAAGTACACGACAAGCTAGTTCAGTTTCTGCACCACTGGCAGCAAGCAAGTAGTAGCTTGATTGACCAGTAGTTGTATTGCCTGAAGAGGCAGTTGAACTAACGGTAGCAGTGTAGTTCTTGACAATAGCAGCTTCAGCAGCCGATAGAGTCAGAGAACACTGGATGTAATAAATCTGATCAGGATCAGTAATTACGAAAAATTTAACGTCTGTGGCACTTGTTCCACCCGGCCAGTATCGTGAGAACTTTTGTTCACCATTCTCAACATATTGACAACCCATGAAAACCCCTGAAGGTTTAAGAGTTGCAGCAATATACGGAGAGATAGTTGTAAAGTTAGCTCCCGGTAATACGACAGGATCACCAGTAAAAATACTATTCGCTGGTGTTTGTGCTTGTCCTGTTGAGGTTAGTGTGATCATATCGGTCACAGCCTCATTATTATAAGCACCACCTTTTTTACGAGCAGGGACGAAACCACGAAATGCTTTAGTAGTAGACATGTTTCATCTCCTTATAATGTAGAGATAGACTATTTTTGAAAAGAAGGTTGCCTACCTCTGGTTGTTACGGATTTACTTGTATTAGAAATTGGCATACGAGAATCAGAGCTTTTCATTAGTTGTGCATTTACTGCATCCATCATATCATTAGCCTTTTTCTCATAAAATTTCTGTCTGGCCTCTACCTTTGCTGTTGGCTTCTTTGCCAACGCTACGTCTCCACGACAGACGGCTCCAAGATAGCGACCTTCTTCCCTTACGAAGGATGTAATTGCCATTTCAGGAACTTCATCAGGAGTTACGAAGATCCATCCCTGTTGCTGGTTTTTACCAACATTTGCGATGTCATCTTCACCTTTTACAGATATGCGTATCCAACGGAGAGACATAGCCTCATTGTCAAATCTTGCTTGTACCGAATCCGGTATAGAGAGGGCATCTGGCTCCTCAAAGACATATTCTTCTTCGACTTCTCTTGTTGTAGTTTCCCGATTAGTATTACTACGTGTTTCATTTCGTGTCATATTTCATTCCTCCACGCTAAGTTATATTAGTATAATTGCCGTCAGCATCAGAAACTTTTAGCTTTTCAGCAGCATACTGTTCAAGTGGTATATTCCATTTCTGTGCAAGCCTAACATCTTCCTTTGATAGTTTAACTTTATTAGAACTGGATGGGGATGAGCGTGAACTCCCCGATACTACTTGAGCAGGTGGTGACGTATTATCCTGCACACGTTCTGTAGTTTCCTCTATATTTTGAGAAAACGCTTTATTAATTCTCTTATCAATTTCCTGATAAAAATCATTATCGGTTGGATCATAACCTTCGCTTTTAAGTTCTGCATCTATAGCTAATGCAGCAGCGGTTTTAACATTATCCTGTCCAAACCAATTATTTCTTGCAGCCCATTCTTCAGCCCTTGGATCAGAAGCTTGTTGCACAGGCGGTGGTTGATATTGAGGTTCTTGTACAGGTACTTCTTTATAATTTTTTTGAGCAGAAGAAACTGCTTTCAAGTCAGTCTGTGCATCATTTAACATTTCCTGTGCTTTAAGAACTCTTTCTTTGTCTCCTTCTTCAAAAGCTTCCATATAAACTGATCTGGCAAGCTCAAGTTTATCAGTTAATTGTTTTTCAGAAGCATCAAGACTTAATTTATTAACCTCGTCTACTTCCTTATATTGTGTTCTGAGAGTTGTATTTAACTCCTCATTTTTTTGAATGAGAGCAGCAATATGTTCATCTCTTTCCTTGCGCTGTCGGATAAGTTGTCGAATACGTTTTTCTGCTCCTTTGGTATTAATGCCCTCCAATTCTGGAGCATCTCCTTTACCATCTGAGTTTTGGGCTTCTTTAGATTCTTCAACTCCCTCTTCAGAATTTGACTCATTATCTTCAAGCTCAATTTCAATTTTCTGTTCCTCATTCGAAAGATTTATATCTCCCCATTCTTCTTTTTTATCCATTCTTACCTCCGTTGTTTACGAAATCAACGATTTAACGATATACTATTATACCATACAATTAACGATTTTCCAAATTATGTTGATCCTTTTCCTAAATTAAATGTTGGATCTAGATCTTTTGGATCTTCAACCTTCATTGTAATCTGATCATCAAAGAGTAAAATAAGTCTTACTCCTTTGTAAAAAAGCTTTGTTCCTGCATGTTTACCATAACATATATAATCACCTACATTACACCAAGCTCCTGCTGGAAATTTATCCCTATCCAGATATGCCAACTTACCCAGAGCTAATACTTTACCTACCGTGGTAAGATATGACATATCATCTTTAATTGAATCTGGAATAAAAATTCCACCTTTTGTTTGACTTTTTACAGACACTGGTCTTACCAAAACATGAAATCCCGGTAATTCAGGTAATACTTCTGGATCTTCTACTTCAGTAGGATCACTGATCCATGAATCATTTTTTAGGGCCTTACCCATTTGTACTTGTTGCATTTTACTCCTCTTCTTCTGAATACATTCGTTTTTTAATTATATCATTTAAATTAATTCTAGCCCACTCTAAACCTTGGATAGAACCTACAAGTTGTCTATAATGAGCATAATCATCAGCCGAACCATTTCCTAATGAAAGTCTGAGTCTTTGAATCTCTTCATTATACTCTTGAATAACCTCATCCCAGAGTTCCATTAGGTGTATAAGGTACTCTTACGACTTTTCTTTGCTGGTTCTGGAAATTTAAATTCACCATAGCCCCATTCATTAAGGTCAGCTAGTGTTTCCCAAGGTCCAATACAATCACTTTTGAAAGGATCTCCATAAGTTACTGGTTTATCAGAACTTGTTTGTTTATAAGTAATATAGCCTTTACCTTTCGTCATTTCTGGAATTTTTATTGTCATTCTTTATCTCCTTTATCTTTCTTGGATTGTTCAATAGCCATTTTAACTAGAGCATCTAGACCCTTCATATCCAGATCTTTCTCATCTTTATTATATTGTTCTAATAAGTCTTTCATTATTCTTTGTCTAACTCTTTCATCTTCAGCATCTAATTTAGATTCTTCAATTCCGATCTTGGATAGTATATCCAGAGTTTTTAATTCTTTCTTAGAATCTCTGTCAAGTTCTGCTTTCTCTCTCTTGAAGTTATCAGTTGCACCTGTCTTGAGCATATCAATAATCTGTTCATTTTCATCAAGCTCAAGTTTCTTATTCTTTAATTCCATCTCAGCAGCTTGAACCATTGTATCAGATTGTAGTTTTTGTTTTTCTAGTTCTACCTTGGCTTGTTCTAGAGCGACCAGTTGTTGTTCAGGTGACTGTGTTATTCCTATAGCCTGATTAGCATTCATTACTTGTTGAGCAGCTTGAGCCATTGCCATTTCTACAACAGCAGGATTTTGGGCCTGTTCTGGAGGCATTTGCTCAATCATCTGTTGTGTCATCCCGTTCATCTGCTCTTGATACTTCATCACAGAATGTTCTTGAATATTGGCTTCCAGAAGAGGACGTATTCTTTGCATAATAGGATTGGCTCCATTAGCAGGATCTTGAAGATATGCCATCTTTGTCTGAATATGAGCATCATGATTCTGTCCTGGAAAAGCAGCTATAGGAATTCCTTTGGTAGCGGCCATGATATCCGACACAGGGTCCATTGGCTTTGGTTCTATCTTGGGAGGAAGTATCTCTTCCATGTTAGGCATGTTAGCTGCATTAAGAATAGTTCTGTTTAATGCTTCTAGATTAAACATACCAGGAGGTGATTGCTGTGCCATTTGAAGAGCCATGTTAGCCAGCATCATACGATGAGCATTGGATGGTATATTAGGATCAGAGACAGGAACTATATCTACTCGTCCATCAAAATCATTTTTAAATATACTTCTATCTTCAAATGGAACATCATAAGGATATTCATCAGGAAGATAATCATAATCTATCTTTGCCAGAATTCTAAATTCATCTTTCTGAGATTTATGAAGACGTTTATGTATGGCTGTGAAAAACTTACTACTGGCTTCTAAGAGAGCCATAGTTGTACCAACGGGTCCATAGGAGGCAGCATCAGAAATAACTTGTTCCGTGCTATCCGCAAACTTCTGACCAGCAGCAGCTACGAACTGGAGCATCTGAAATAGAGTAGAGGAAGGCTCTTTATAGGGGAGAGGAATAATAGCCTTTGAAAGATCCATTCCAGTTGCTTCAACCTCCTTGAACTCACCCGGGGAGATGGGATCATTATCACCAACCATTCTAAGTCCTTTGGCTTTGAAACCTCCAGGCAGATTTGCAAACTGACCTGCATCAATTAGAGATCTCATTGCAGCAGTTGCACTCATGGTAAGATTACCAAGGAAATGTATCAGACCTAATCCATAAAAACCAAAACCCGGAACAAATCGATAATGGACAAAGTGACTACGCTTCTCCATATTCGGATCATTCTGTTCATAGTTTCTACGAATACTTAGTACTTGTCTTGTTTGTTCTTCTATAGTTACGATATAGGGGAGCGATTGATCTTTATTTTCGATATCTAGATAACGATGTTGTTCCAATAAAATATATTGAGGATCATTATCTGAAGAGGGAGACAATCCTAGAATAGTATCCATTTTCTCTGTGAAAGATGTTATATTGGATTGATTAGGTTTAGGAAGATCTACATCCTTATAGACACCAGCTATAACATCTTTTTGTAATTCTACCGGACTCCGATTAATAACATGGGTATACCTATCCGCATTCCTCAGATCAGTTGCATAGTAAGACACATAAAATTGATCTATGGGAACAAATTCAGAGACAGGACGTTTAAGAGTAGAACTATAATATATTTTTTTAAATGCTGATCCTATCAAGGGAAGATGAAAAAGCATTCTTTCAAATTCATCAAAATATTCTGGCATCTGTTCAGTAACCTGATAGTTCATAAAATTCTGAACACGGTTAGCTTGTGTCTCTTTCTCAGGAGTTATCTTGCCAAGTATGTTTGCCTTTACTGGACCTCCACTGGGAAAGAGTTCTCCTGAAGCCTTTGATTGAAACTTAACTGCTGATTCTATCAGAAGAGGATGAACGGCTGTACAAGCACCTTCAAAAGGTTCTGATCCCGGCTCAAGTTTTAATCCTAAAAGATCAAAGCCTCTTTCAAACATAGACTCCCATTCACCTCTGGAATCTTTATCTGCTTGAAAATCATTTATAACATCTGTGGCTATCTCAAATAAATCTGATTCTTCCAGAGTTTCTGCAAGATCACCATACCATTCAGCAATATCTTCTGATGGTTGCATCTCTATACTAGACTCTTCAGAAAAATCTACTATAACTCCACCATCATCAGCTACTTCAAAACTGGCATCAAGTTCTGTTTCTGGAACCATAGGAATTACGTTAGGAATTTCTTCTGGTATCATCTCATATGGGTTTTTTTCTGTTGCCATTATTTATCCTATGCAAAAATATTTACGGGCTGGTTAAGCATGTCAGCCGCTTCTTGTCTGCTAAATCCAGCAGCTACGATGTTATCAAACTGAGGTTGAAGTGTCTCTCCTTTTGTAGGTTTATCTTTACGTTTATCCAGTAACTTTGCAATTCCTGTTAGTTCTTTTTCTTCTTCTTTAACAGTAGAAGTAAGTCCTTCTCTAGCTGTTTGTATAGGTAGAGGTTGTTTATATAAATCTGCATCTTCTGTTGTTTGATCACCAGCACGTATTTCTGAAAGAGTACCATCTTCATGTAGATTCATTCTTTCACCTTCTACCATAACTGTTGCTATTACAGGTGCAGTATTTCCTCTTAACCATCCTGCTATACCACCAAGCGCTTTAATCGGAAGTGCAAATGGTGCCCACCAAGGGTAAGCTTGGCTTAATTCTTGAGGGCCTCTTTGTCTTTCAAGGGTTGGTAAACTTTCTTCAAGAGTTGTTCTAAGAGCATCTCTTGATATGCTACGATCTCGTCTTTCAGAGGGATGTAATCCTCTTCCTGCTTTTTGAGCTTCATCTACTGCTCTTGCTATTCTTGCACGATCTCCCATTATAACTTTACTTTTAGGATCAAAAACTTCTTCCCAAGATTCAGTAACTTGAGGTAATACTGATATATCTTGTGGATAACCTGATTGACCTATAGCAGATTCTGCAATTGCCATTTGTTCTGGTGTAATAACCTCTTCTGACATACTATAAGGACCAGCTTCAGTAGCTATTGCCAGATCAAATTGTTCATCAGTAGGATAATCTCCCCACTGATAACTAGGGATACCCATTGGTCCGGGTTTACCACTACCACCCATAGCTCTCAGAGCAGAAGCTTCATCTGAATTTATCCATGCAAGATTATGAGGCTCTCCATTTATATTAATAGATTTCCTTATTCCTGATAACCCTCCAGGCATTGTTTGTCCTCCATGTTTAAATGCGGCTGTTGTATCTATAGCTGCGTCATCTATAAAACTCGTATCTGTTTGAGGATCATATGAATATCCTTCCATACCTCGTAAACTTCCCTGCATTCCCCGATCTTGACCATAATCATATGTACCTGATTCTCCAAATTTCCATTTATAAGGATTAATTTTTCCTCTTATACGTGGTCCCTTACCCTTTTTTCCTTGTATAGATGCTGCTATATTTTCTGCAAGAAATTTTATAGGTACATGTTTGTCTCTCCTGATACTGTCTAAAACTGCTTTAAATCCTGGCTTATCTCCTCCCTGATGCCAATTATATTTATCAGTTATAATTCTTTCTCCTGCTAAATTAGGAGGACCATATTTAAATTTTCCTAAAGTATTTTGAAGATTAAAAAGAGGGCTTGCATTAAATAGGTGACTAAGACCTTGTGGAGCAATTTGTCTATAACCAGGAGTTTCCCAAGTTACTTCTCCTTCTACTGGTCCTTTTACCATCATAACTGAACCATCGTCATCTAAGACAGGATTTCCCTCTCTATCTAAAAGTGGTTTATCTCCTTTTTCTGCTGCTTCATTTCGTTCTATAGCTTTACTTATTTCATATATTTCGTCTTCAGTTAAAAGAGATTTTAATTCTTTATCAGTAATATCTTTATCTTGAAATTGTCGAAGATAAAACTTGGCAGTTGAAGGAAGATCTTTATAAGCTCTTTGAAGTCCTCTTCCTACTATACTTCCTGCGCCTTGTCTGTAGACAATAGGAGACAAACCAGATCCATTCAACATCTGGTTAATATGATCATACGCTTTATTGAAAGTTCTAGCCATATTTTTCCTCTAATCCCTACACTATTATACCATACAATTGTCCATTTCCCAAATTAAAATGTCCAATAAGTACTTTTATTTTCTCTGGGTTCATCTTCAAGGTCTGGATCATCAGGGTGAGTAAGGTGCCAGGACTCTTTCAGATAGTGTACCGCCATTGTCAGAGCATCTACCTGATCATCATGAGCTGCATTGGGAAACCGGATTAGTTCCTCTATCAGGTCATCCGCCCACTTCTTGTTCTTGGGTATCCATAATCTTCCTGATTCCATAATAGGCGAAGCCGCATACACTCTGGATACCTTGTCTCGGTCAGGAAGATATTCCATGACAGGCAATCCTGCTCTTCGCATATCCTGTATCAGAGATTGTCCAGATGCTTTCTTCTCTATCATGCAGACATCAGGTCTATGCTCGTTATATAACTTCTGTGCCAGTTTCCTTAGTTCAGGGTATTCAAAACGTCCCTTGATGTTTCCCAGTAAAATCAAATGCGGAGCATAACTTTCATATCCTCTCTCGTCTTGATCATACAGGTAGAATATACCCCATGTTTGAATTACACTGAAATCCGCCGTGGTCTTGGTTGAGAAAGCCGTATCAAAGGTCTGTATGACAAAATCACAAGAGGGAGGTTCAGGATCTTCCCAGTTCTGTAGCCATCGTTTTTTAATTAAACCTCCTTCTTCAGGGGTAGGATCTTGCATATAGAGCGAGTTCCAGTACCGACTTCCATTACTGGCCTTGATCTCGTTCTCGTCTGTTCTGAGAACTTCTTCCGATTTCCATTCGGGAAAGTAACTTCCTCCTATGGGAAGATCCAGTAACTCTGCTGCTTCTTCATCCAACCAGGCGGGAATTTTTATAACTTTCCAAGGAATGGTTTCATACTCAGACATGTTCTCTTGCTGTTTTAGAAGCCATCCGCACAGATCGTCGTAATGAAACCTTGTATTTATAATTACAATGGCACCGTTAGGCATGATACGAGTCCTTAAACCTGCCGGATACCACTCCTTGATATACCTTCTACCTGCATCTGAGAAAGCATCTTCTTCAGACATGACATCATCCAGGATTGCCACATGCGCTCCCCGACCTGCAATCTGGGATCTCACTCCAGCAGCATAGTAGGTTCCTCCCTGATTTGTCTTCCACTTACCTGCTGCCCTGACATCGCTTCTTAGAGAGACACCACTAAATATTTTCTGGAATTCTTCTGTGTTGACAATGTCTCTGACAGACCTGCCAAAGTCAGAAGACAATTGATCACTGTGAGAGACAGTCAGAATTTCATGATTAGGATTTCTTCCTATGTACCAGGCAGGGAATAACTTGGAACATATCACGGACTTGCTGGAACGAGGTGGAAGAAAGACCATCAGTCTTTTTATTTTCCCTTCTTCCATATCCTTAAGATTATCAGAGATAATTTTTATATGATTTCCCATCTTGAATTCAGGAACAAGGGTAGGAGCTACTAATCTGACAAAGGTCAAGAAATCTGTATTAGACTCTTGATTAATCTTTTGAGATAAGAGTCCTTTAAGATTGATAAATGATTCCAGATAATTTTCTTGTACATTAAGCATATATATATTATACACTATAATTCTTAAAATGGCAAGAAGTATTTATATATATATATATATATATAATATATATCTAGATAG